ATGGTGCTTCGGTTACTCCAGAAGTGCTTATGAAGATTACCGGATAACCGGAAGGTGTTGGTAAAGTATCGTAGTTAAACCCCATATCCGTTAAGCAGAAAGCACAATGTACATTCGATTGCTCATTACAGTACTTAAAGAATGGACTAGGGTTAGTACCACCTCTACCCTTAAAATCAAAGGCTTCTGGCAGCTCTCCCTTTACAAAGGTCTTAAAACCGTGGATGGCTGCATCACACTGAACAATCACCAATTCATCCGGCATGATTGTCTGCATAATGTATTTAATCTCGCTAGCCACCGACTCCATTTCATCAATCGTCATAGACCCAGAGCTATCTGGCCAAACGATTATTCTGCCTACGCCTCTCTTCTCCACGGAGGGCATGTAGATATCTTGATGGATAAACCGCCTGTTAGGTCTTCGCCAAGTGTAGTCTTCTGGGTGGTCTCCTATCACCTTCCTCTGGAGGATTTGTCTCCAATCGACATAACTCTTCTTAAGACCTTTGATAAGATCTTTTAGAGACCCAGACTTCAAGCCAAAGGCTTTATGGCTCTCAGCAGCGTTGATAAGCTGAGACTTGAGGGCTATTTCTAATTGTTCCTTTTCCTCCTCTGAAAGAGGTCTCTGATTGCCATTAGGATCTTTTTTACTGGGAGCAAAGATATCTATAGGCATTGGAGGGGGTTGGAATCCCTTCTTTATGAGGTCTTCATAAATCTGTTCAGCATACCACCCGTGATACTTAGCTTCGTATACCCACTCTTTCACATCCGGGTTCTTTATGAAGTCCCATATCCTGGTTTCATTCCCCTCTCTGTCTACTCTAACACCCTCGTCTACAAGAATCGGGTTAATAGCGTAGTCACAGGCGTAATTCCAGATAAGGGGGTCAGCGCCCTTGGGCATCCTCAAGTTGTGCCTAAATATCTTGTGGCAGACTTCATGACAGAAGGAGGCTGCACACCACTGAACAGACTTCTCCTTAAGTACGACATAAGGGTTGTAGTAGATGCTTATGGAGTCTGTAGCGTAGGATTGGATCCCTGGATGAGCTACCCAGGGCATTGTTAAAGCCATACTTCCAAAAAACCTATGGCTCATCAGCTCCAATTTAGCTTTCAGAACTATTTTGGTACACTTCCTCATTATCTCCTCAGGAATTTTATCTGTACCAGGGTTATTAGGGGTAAAGGGTAATTGGTCACCCTTCTTTGTTTTTCCACTATCCAGCTTTATCGCTTGCATTTGTTTTCCTCTTATTAGCCGTCCTTGGCAGGGTTTTATTAGGCAACCGCTACGTCATCGTCATCCTCTGTATCAGGGAGGTCAGCATACATCTCATACATAGACGTTCCGTGATTCCTGAGGAAGCTCTTGATGGGGCGAGAGCGAGTTGCCAATTTAGACTTCAATCCACCGCTACGGTCTATGGCATCCCTGACGAGGTAGATACCATATTCCCCAGAGGACTCTGCCAACAGTCTCTCCGCGTAAATCACGATAGACCCTGCATTGGTTTCATTAGCTCTTGCAGAGAGAGCTGCGCATAGAGCATACTTGATATCTTCCTCTTTGGGAATTGCAGCAGTCCTTGGGTCTTTTATGACATCGTCAGGGTTAGGCATCTTCTCCCAAACCCCCAAGAATGCGTGGAAGTCCGCTGCAGCTGCTTCTCCAACAGCACCAACAATAGCTCTCCTTCTGTGTTCCTCACTGATGAAGTAGGGGTTACTAAGGTGACTGGCAACTTTCTCCCAAGACCTCGGAGAAGGACAGACATCCTCATCGGGGTTAAACTTACTGAGGAAGTCAGGTCTCCAACGAAGGTAAGCAGGAAGCCTTTCATCCAACTTCTTTTTGTGAAACAGCTCTACAACATCTTTGTAGTAAGCTCCACAAGGCAACCAATTCAATCGGTCTTTCAAATGAGAAGGCATAGGGTTAGTACCAGCCCTGTTAGTAGCCTCATTAGAAGCCAATACTACTATCCAACCCTTTGGTAGAATGTGCTCACCTATACGCCCCTCGTTAACCAATTGAGCAGCAATGTTTTGATTAGCCATAAAAGCCTGGGTAACTTCATCTAAGAAAAGAATACCTCGGCCCTCAGTAGGCATAAAGAAGGGTCTAGCTCTCCTATACTGTTTTTCATCAGTTTCTATGTAGCGTCTCTTTGGTCCTCCCTCAACCCTCTCTTCCTTAGGAATCTTCTCAGACTTAACGAGAGGTGCCAAGTAGGGAAGACCACCTAAGTCTCCCAAGTCGTATTGAGCGAGAATAAGTGGTTCAAAGCCTATACCAACCTCTTTGGTGACCTGTTCTACAATTGAGGTTTTACCAATTCCAGGCTCTCCCAAGAGATAGGGGACGTTCAAAGAGCTCATAGGAACTCCCTGACTTCTCAGGTCCAGGTTTTGAAGAACGATGGCCTTCAAAATAAGTTTAGCATCTGCCATCCGGAGTTTTGGTTCTTTGTTAAGTGCTATAGACATAACTATTGTCCTCTTTGAGTGTTATCTATTGGTTTGAGAATATCTGATATAATGTTGAGACTGTAAGGGTCATATACTATAACCAAGGCGTGTTTTCTGAGATGGCTTGTGCCCTCCCTGTTACCTCTGTCATAGCAGTGTACCTCACTTACTCCAGCAGCGAGTAGAGCTACAGCACACTTGATACAAGGTCTCCTGGTAACAAATACCGCAACACCCTCAGTAGTCTCTGTAGACTTGGCTAACTGTCCCAGAAGGTTTATTTCAGCATGAGCCACTACTGGAAGAGTTTCTCCAGTAAGAGGATCTTCACAGATGTTGCTATGCCCTGAGCAAGTACCGTTATAACCCGTTGCTATGATTCTACCCCTCTTGAAGGCTGCTGCTCCTACCTTGTCACGCTCCGCATAGGAGTTGTTAGCCGCATGACTAGCAAATCCAAAGTAGTAGTTAAGCCATCGTTTAGATAGTGCCATTTCAATTCCTCTTTTTTGTTGGATAAAAAAGGGCCCGAAGGCCCTTGGTTAGTTTTACTGCTTTTAGAGCTTACTAATATCTCCGTTTACATCCCTCTTTATTCCGTAGTTAGAGACTTCAGGGTCGCTATATTCATCAGGAGCTTCCCTGAGTATCCTGTTAGTCGCGTAGGAGTAATACACAGGGGGTAAAGGACCAGTTAAGCCCGACAGCCTACACTTCAGAACTGCCAGCTTTATTGTATTCCTCTCCAGGTCGTTCTCAGCGTTCAGATTCCTGGCGAAACCTATTACATTCCAGGAACACTGTTTGATGGAGCCCGAACCCTTGATATCGTCTAGGGTAGGCATTACACCGTCCTCAAAAGATTTGCCTGAATCTCCCATCTTACGGAGTTGAGAAACAATATCTAAATGAACATCTCGCTGTTTAACTAATCTCCTCATATCGTTCATTATCTTGTCTACGTGGGCATTCTCATTACGACCATCACTGGTCTCTGCGGCAAACAAGGTGATATGGTCTAAGACAATCCATTTGCAACCCATAAGAGCCATATGCTCCATAGTGGACATCAGAGAGCCTTCCGAGTCGAAGTGATTTAGAATCCTGATACGATTCTCCTTAAAGAGAAAATCGAAAGCAGGTTTCATTTCCTCAGCAGTTACATCCTCCTCTGCCAAGTTTTTACTCATGTATACTGCACAAAGCTTCCTGGCAGTCTCTCCGGGGTTTTCTTCCAAGGCAATAATCCCTACACTGTCCTCGGTGTTCTCTCTGGTATAGTTGATAATCTCCCTTATGAGAGTTGTTTTACCAGCACCTGTACCCGATATCCAGGTAGTTATTTCACCAGTCCTACGCCCTTTCAGCTTACTGTTCAGTTGACCCATACAGGTGGGGTAGGGTATGCTCTCTTTGGCAGAGAAGTTGACCATCTCTTCCCAAAGCTCTTCCATATCCATTATGTTGGCTGGAGTCCATTCTTCCGCTTCCCACACCGCTTGCCTAACTGCTTCAGGGCCCTCCTTCAATAGCAATGCGCTAGCATCTTTCTCAGGGCAGTTCATTACTATCTTACACTTATCAATTCCTATGATTCGTGCGTGGTCTTTGGCTGCTTCTTGACCTTTCTCGTCGTCATCGTAAAACAAAACAACTTCGTTAAAAGACCTTATCCAGCTCAAGTTGTTTATGACGTCTTGCTCAGAGGCCTTGGCACCCTTAGGCAAAGAGACTACTGGGTAGAACCTCTCATACCTCTCGTAGTTAGCCTGAGCAATAGCCATCGCATCCAGCTCGCCTTCGGTGATTATCAGCTTCCTACCGCTACCAGCAGGGAAGTGAGCCTGACCGAAGAGATTGTCTACGTTTCCATGACTCCAAAACTTCTTGGGGAGCTTACGGCACTTGTAACCAGAGATTACACCAGACTTTGCAGAGTGGTAGGGGTAGTAGTGGGTATCAAGATCTCCCGCTTCGTTAAAGGACACTCTGCAATCATAGAACTCGGCTATGTTCTTTTTAATTAACCTCTCTATGAAGCCTCTACACTGGTATTCTTCCTTTATCTCTTTTATAGCTTGAGCATCAGCAAACGATTTTATCTTCTTCTTATCCTCCTTGTTCTTTTTAGATAGCTCTAAAACTTCTTCGTTCTCCTTTTTGCTTTTGGGTTGAGTAGACCTTTCACAGCTGAAACAATAACCATGACCGTCATCGTAAAGAGCATAAGCATCGGAGGATTTACAACCTTCTATTGGGCAAGGTAGATTACCGGATACTATACTACTGCTCCCTCTTTCTCTCTTTTCCATCATTGACACTCCTTTCTATTAGTGTCGTTAGTGTTTCCCTCCGATATCTAAAGTTAGTCCAGGGTGGTGGGCAGTAAATCTCAGGGCAATGATTGTTGTAGAAGCGCTCATTTATAATGGCATCATGTTGCATGATGGCTTTCACTTCTGCGTAATGTAAATCCCTCTTGTCCACGAACTCTGCTATACAGTAGAAATCGAAAGACTCTATTCCTTTTTCTTTTATGTCAGCTAATAGGGGCTTCGCTGACGATTTATAGACACGCCAATTGCTTGTTTTACCATAAGCCTTAGAGCGCTTCTTACCCATCACTCTATACTGCTTACGGCCTATGTAAGCTTTACCACTTATCTTATCCACAATGAGGTAAAGGAAACCGACGTATTTATCGGTTCCCATTTGATGTGGATAGCTCCAGATGCCATTTTTTGGGGTCACACTCCATTATAAGCTCAAACCAAAAAAGCGTCATCAGGACTTCTCCGAATATACAAAAGATTTCCCTGAAGCTCTAAATAGTCTTTCCAGTTATCACCCATATGCAGCTTGTAGGTGTCAATAACTACTTGTCTCTGGTCTCTAATAGGCACATTCTCAAGCAGTGCTTTAGCCTTTACAGGGCCCAACCCAGGTATCCCAGGTATCTTATCAGTAGGGTCTCCCATAATCAGCTGAAGATTAAAGAACTCCTCAGCCTCTTCGTGAGTCCTATAGACAATACATCTCTCCTTAGTCCTGTAGTGGGTTCCCGGGACGGTCAGGAGGTCTTTGTCATTGCTACAGATAACTGGTAGGTTACCCTTGGCTAAGACTTTTTCCCTCCAATGAACTACCAGGTCATCTGCTTCAAACCCGTGAGCTCTTTTGGCTCCCCAGTTGTTTATCAGGTGAACTATAAGAGCTTCCAGGATGTCTGCTTCTTCTTGAGACCTTGTACGGTGACCCTTGTACTCTGGGTAAAGCTCTGCCCTGAAGTTGTTATCCCCCTTTACGGCAGTCAAGTACTTGTCACAGTAACTCCCTACTATGATTTCCTTCATCTCCTCATCACACTTCTCCTTGGCTTCAGGGATAGACCGCTTCCATGCGGCTCTGTGTATAATCCCATCAGCGTCTATCAACGCTACTATTTGCATCAAAGCCTCCTAGTGACACTCATACCAGTTTTGGCCTATTTTAGCCTCTCCATCCATAATCATAACACCAAATTCCTTGGGAGCTTCCCTGAAACCCTCTTCCATGATTTCAGCGACTCTCTTAGCATCCCGGGGCCTTACCATTACTTGAATTTC